GTACCCCCCCATTCAACAACATCACCAAGTGTCTTTTGTAATTTCACCAGTTGTAAAATATGCCTGCTGCTTTTCATACGGAAGAGTTAAATACATATTTTCCAAATCGTGCATTGGCAACTTCTTAATATCTTCTGGGGCATCTGCCACAGACAGAGGGATTAAACTATAACTGGTGTCTGAAGCAGATGAGCCAGTTCTGGAATACTTATAATACTTATCAGTAATTGTTCCAAATTCCTTAGCATACTCAATGAGTACAAGCCCAATATGATTTTTGCTAAATGTAGTGTCAAGAACACGCGGTTCCCAAACACCAGGCTCTATCTCAACAGCAATATTAATAAGAAGATGCGGTTTTGGCTTCCAAGCCTTGTCGTGGACTGACTGTTCCGTTGCCCAGCAACGGTAGTTAAATTTTTCAAGGGAAGAAGTCGATGCCGCTCGCCACTTCCAATTAATTGGAGAAGTAACGACTGGAATAGTAATCCCAGTCCCTAACTCTTCATTAAAATTAGTGGAGTCTTCGGTAAGTTCTTGGCGGAAACGAATCTTAAAAGAGTCGCCAGCGGACAGGGTTAAGTATTTCTTAAACCCAGAACCTTGTTTTGATTGTGATGGTACTGCTGTTTTTTCTAATTCTTTAAGTGTTTTAATGCTTGAAAATGTCATGTTGTTTCCTTTATATGATTTGAATTGTATTCTCAATTGAGAATTGTATTTGTTGTTTTGTCATTTCGCCTGGGTCTTTGCAGCCTTCGGCTATCTTTGCTTCAGTAATTTTTTTACCTCGACAGAGATCTATTATATCAGAGCGCATGGCAAAACCTGCTTCATCATTGTCTGAAAAAATAATGATGTGATCAAAATATCTTTTCAACATTTTTATTTGATTTGAAGACACTTGAGCGCCCAGAGTTGCGACCACGTTGTAATATCCAGCTTGATAAACCATCATTGCATCAACAGAGCCCTCAGTAATTATACAAGAAGGGTAATACTTTGCATTTTGTATATTAAACAAAACATCTGCTCTTTTAAATCCCTTATTGTAAAGGTATCTTGGCTGCTGGTGGTCCATCGTTGCTCTACCAATAAAACCAACTAATTTATAATTAGCATCACGAACTGGAATGACTATTCTTTTTTTAACATCAGAATACCCGACTTCAAAATATTCCAATGTTTCTAAGTCTATGCCTCTTTCTACAAACTGGTCGAGAACTTCTATTTCTTCCTTGTTTGAATAGTTAATTAATATATTATCTATATCAAGTTCGTTTGAATTTTGTTCTGATTTAAAGCCACGTTCTATTTCTTTTGCAAGAGCAACTGGGTCGATAGCAATATTTTTAGAATAAGATTTACCAGTAATTTGACGATAAAGCTGTCTAAAATTACCACGCTTGGCGCAAGATGGATTAAAACACTGCCACAGTCCCGTTTTTTTATTTATATAAAAAGCAGCACTATTTAAATTCTTATGGAATGGGCAAAAAATATTGAGTTCACTACCACTATCAGTAATAACGTCAATATTATAATTCTTGAATAGTTCAAGAATTTGGTTCTCCATATTACTTATAAAAAACGATTTTGAATTTGAAGATGTTTGCATTTGCATCATAATCAGTAAAAAGCTCACTTTTTTTAAAAGCACCGTGCATTATTCTATATTCGTCTTCTATCCAAGGCCTCAACCTTACAACAGTTTCAATGTCACGGGCTTCGCCATTAATGAACTTTTTAGTTTGATTTAAATATCCCACTCTTCTGACCACTTTCCTGTTTCGAGGTTCCATCTAAGATAGAAACCAAAATGAGTAGAACGTCTTACTTTTCTGGATACAACTTGAAATAGATCCGAATTGTATTCTCTGTGTATAGCAAGAACAAGGTCTGCGTCATAGGCAAGTTGTTTACTCCATGCGACCTCTTCTAATTCTGGTGGTCGTTCAGAATGACCATCACTCATCGTTACAGCAGCAACATCGATGATAGGAATACCATTTTTAACTGCCATTCTCTTGAAAGCCTTAGACAAGTTTTTGGCTTTTTCGGTTTCATTTCTAGCACCACTAGCATCATCAAAAAGACTATGATAATCAAGAATGACAACATCTGGCTGATACTGATCGATCTTTGCCTGAACCATATTTTGATCTGCTGTTTCAAGGCCCTCAGAAGTAACAAGATGAATAGCGTGCTTACCAGAAAAAGTAGCCTCTGCCCACTGTTTATACTTATCTACAACTAATGGGTTAGCACGAACAAGATCTGAATTTGTAAAATTACCTTCTCCATTGTTAAGCAAAGTATCAAGTCTTTGCCCCTCTTGCTGCTTATTCATTTCTAGAGAAATTATTAGCGGTCTATACCCAGCCTTCCATGCATTTACTGCAAAAAGTCGCGCAATAAAAGATTTGCCAACACCAGTCCAACCAAGCAACACAACAAAATCTCCTGATTGCCAACCACCAAAAGATTTATCAATTACGCCAATACCACTAGGTATGCCTTGAAGTTCTTGATTACCTTTTTCTGCTCTGGCTCTCAGATCATCAAAGCGATCACGCCATTCACCTACTAAATCTGTATCTTTGAGGTTACTGGAATATTTATAAAGCTTTGATGTATTTTCCATCAAATAAGATAGGGCTTCCCTAGGGCCAACGTCGCCAAGCATTGAATTTGCTTTGGATACAATGACTCTGGTTTGATATGCTAAAGATTCTTTTTTAGCATCATCAATATAATACTCCAAAGGCTCTGGAGTAGAAATAAATTCAAACTCAGGGTGGTGCTGTTTTACTGTTTCTCTTGATGGCACTTTCTTATGGCTGTCGTAATGAGAAACGACAAAATTCCATATATCACGATATTCAATGAAGACATTCTCTACGCCTCCATTTACTGCTCCGACAAAATCATTAGTTGAAATTATTGAATTTAAAAGACGAACTTCGTAGTTCACTCATTTACCATTCTGTCGTGGGTTTCCTTAACTAAATTCTTAAATCTATTTTTGGCTTCTTCTTCAAATTTTACCTTGTCAATTAATGACCTTGATTCAATTGCAAAATCAAAAACCAAAAATGGACCATGATTTACCTTAATAAAAACATCAACTGCTTTCTTTAAGAATTCTGCATCATAGTGCTTCGCCAAAGCGTCTGCAACCGCTTCCTGCCGTGGAGAATCGGGTATGAAAAGTTTACGATATTTGTCGCATAAACTTTTGAAGTACTCTATCAGTTCTGGCCCAGTTATCATCAGTATCTTTCTTTGTCTCCTTCCATATTCCTAATAAAAATTCATATTCAGATATACCACCATTTACTCCGTAAAACCCAGTTTTATCAGAAACGTCAGATTCCCATGCTTGTAAAAAACATTCACGGCGAACCGTGCATTTCTCACATCCAATTTTGGCATATACAATATCTTCTTTATTATAAGACAACCACGCTTCTGATTTTGGGTCAGAAGCACAAACTGCTTTTTTTGCCCAATCGTTATTTATATAATCATTTAGAAGGTTCATTATCAAGCTCTAAAAGCTTGGTTTCAATCTGGGCATCAATCGCTTCCCATAGTTTCTTCCAAGCCGTATCGTCATCGACAGACGAGGCTTTTGTTTTTGCACCCGCATCAAGCCTCAAGGATTCATAATTACCAAGATTCTTAGTAATCCCAATAGAAGCCCAGATTTCAATTTCATTTTGATTTGACATTGTTTTCCTTAATCGTTAATTTTACTTTGTTATTAAGATTTTTAATTTTTGTATCAAGATTTTTTACTTTTTCCAAAACTGGTCGCCCTCTGTTTCTAGACCCAAAAAATTCTACCATCTCATATACTGCTTCTTCACTATAGTACCGCCAAGAAGAGTAACCAGTATATTCATCACCAAATTTTTGTGCGCCTGGGATTAAGCCGCGTTTTTCATATTTCCTGATGGTATCTGGTCTTCTTTCTACAATTTTAGCGACCTCTCCAACCGTATATATTCTTTTTAACAAAAGTTCATTTTGCTGGTACGGAATAAGAACAGTTTTATTATTTTTTAAAGATTGGATAAAAATTTTATTTCCTGATCTATTAATTCTTTTAATTTTGACAATTGAACCAGAGTATAAATAAAATTTATTTTGAATCAGTTTTGTTGTTAACAATCTGCTTCCTCCGTTGTTTTGCCTTTTTTAATTTAGTTAACAGGGAATCTAGCTCAACAATACTTATATCTTTGCTATCTGAGCATTTGATACAGGTAATATCCACCCACATTTCACCAAGCGCATAATAGTCTTCACCTACTGTTTTTATACCCCCACATTTACTACATGTGAATCGTACTGAAGCATATTTTCCCAATGCCATGTTACTTTAATGTTGCAGCACTATTTGGATCGCCAATTTTCGTAGCAACAAATCCTTTCAAGACACTAAGGCCTGCAGCAGCAGCAGCAGTTGCTGCTGACTTTAATTCATCAACTCCACCAATGGTATAAATAGCAATGAAAGTCTGGACTGCTGTCCAGAATGCTCTTTCAACAATATCTTTTGTCAATTTAATATTCATATTTCTCCTAATCAAGCCAGCAGTTATATTCTGCTGTAACTATTCCTCGCTCTGGATGAACATACATAAGCGGTTGTGAAGGTCTTCCTATTGAAGCAAGACTTTCCATTGCATATGTATTTGTTGATTCAGGGCTTCCAGATATTCTCATCTGAACTGTATTAAATGTCATTTTAGTTGGAGTATGGAAGTGCCCACAATAAACATCTGTAAAATCTTCCTGTATTGCCCCAACTTTCCATCCATAAACTTTTTTCTGGAAAGAATAAAAAGTTGAAAGACTGCCAAATTGATCACCATGAATTAGTAATGACTTATAGTTACCAATTTTATCAATTGCGTACCAGTTTCTTTCTCCATGACCATCTGGTATAACAAATTTAATTCTTTTTTCTTTTTCAAAAATTAATTGCGTAATACGATAGAGCATTCGATCAGCATTAGTTTCTGGATCGTGATCTCTTCTTGCTCTACCACCAATTGAACCATGATTACCAATTATTCCAAAAAATGTAATTGTTTCAAAATTTTCCAACATTGATGTAATAAAATTTTTCATGATTCTTGGACCATCAACTGTAATTTGTCGATAAAGACCGCCATCAACCAAAAAAGATTGACCTGGGAATATCAATTCACCTTCAACAATATCACCAAGACACCAGATGTGAAGATGCTTAACAGGATGATTTTGACGTTGAATTTCTGTTAGATTAATAATTTTATCTGCATATTTCTTAATTCTATCTTCACATACAGTTGAGTTATAATCAGGTGTAACTTTTGCAAGCTGCCAGTCCGCAAGAATCGCAACCGCAACCTCCTCTCCAGATTTTCTTTTGTCGCTTTCTGGCTTAGGAACAGGATTGTATTTCCAATCAGATATTTCTAAATTATCTTTTACTGCTCTATAAACAGCGTCAGCAAGATGATCTTCTTTTGCCTTGAGTTTTTCATACTCTTGCAAAAGTTTTGTATATGAAATCTTCAACTCTGTTTCTGTCTTTGGTTCTTCACCAGAAAAAACGTCCTTGGGAGTAGGCACTATTCCATTCTCTTTTCTAAATCGGCAGAGCCCCGTGGAGTCAATTGTCTTTCTACAGGTTGGGTCTGCATATCTTTGATTTGCCGTGTTTGGCTCAAATTCCATTGGGCACTCATCGGCTTCGCAAATCTTCATAGGGATAATTATACACCAATAATGGGCGATATCAATCGAAATAGGGCGGTTTTCTTATGGGGTCTAATCTTTTATTTAAGGGTTTTTTTATTATTTTTTTTCTTTGTTTCATATTGGCCCGAAGTTTTTCTCTATGTTTCTCAGAAGGTCTTTTCCCTTCCCTATGAATTGCGCTATGCTCTGAATGAGAGCAAAGAAAAAGATTCTCTAAACGATTGTCGCTTTTAATTTCATTAATGTGATGGACAGTTTCCCATTGATTTAAATATCTATTTACATAGGCTTCCATGACCGCACGATGTTCGTATATATAACCTTTAATGTTTGCGGGATGATCTGGCATTAATATTCTTACATAGCCTTTATCATCAATATATTTACCGCCCCCATAGTTTGGGTTCATTTCTCCAAGAGCCGTTCTCTCAGACCAACTTATATCTGTCCTTTGAGAAGCAAGTGGGCGTTTTGTCACAAATTAAACCGATCCACCAATATCTTCAACATAAAATTGTATTCTTTCAGTCCCTAAAATAGAAAAGGACGGAGCGTTATTTACTTGAGGTGTTCCATCATCTCTTATAACACTTACATAATATCTTTTATTCGTAATACCAGAACTAAGACTATCAGCAACAAAGCTGTATGTTCCAGCGCCAATTTTTGATGGATAAGAAGATGGGGTTTTTAATATATGATTTGAAATATTTGCATTTGCAGAAGCTACATTGATAAAACTATAAGTGTGTGGTGTAACTTTCCAAGTAATAACCTCTAATGGAGCAGATGTTGTACCTTCACTAATCCGAATAAGAAATGTTGAATCTTCAGCACCAGCATTATTGATAGTAATCCCTGGAAATGAAAGCATAAATCTATAATATCTATTAGCACCAACTGTAATTAAATTATTAACCCCTCCACCGCCTTCGTTTTCAAGAGCAATAATTTCATTTTCTGTATTAAAATTAGTGTAGGGTCCAAGAGTTCCTGTTATGGTTGTTTTTATTTTGATAAGCCCTTTTGGACTATCATCAGTGGCATCTTTTACCTGACTGATATTTGTTGACATTTGTTGGAGTCGTTCGCTTGTAATCGGGGTAACGCCCGACCAAGAAACAAATGAATAATTTTCGTAAGCCATATCTATCTATTATACTCCATTTTCTAATATTTCTATCTTTTTGTATAATTCCTGAATTAAATGCATCATTGCTGGGATAATTGTTAAATAATTCCATGCTTCTGGACGACCCTCTTCATCAACTGTTGCACCGATTGGATATTTATCAAACATATCTTCAGCAATAAATCCTATAAGATATTTATTCAAAAAGGAATCATCCTCTGACAAACATTCATTTTTGTATTTGAATTGTTTTACTCCTACAGATAGCAATCTCATTGGATCTAACAGATCCATGTTTATATCAGAAATTTGTTCTTTATATCTGATTGATGAAGGTGCCGCTTTACGAAGAAAACCGCCCGTTTGTGCATTGACCCACCATGCAGCAGCACCGTTTGCTGTGCCTATATTATTTGTTGCAGTCCTAAAAAAATCACCATCAGCATTTATATTTCCACTATTTGTAGTAGAAAGAGACCTTCCAGTTATCCCAGCACTGCTGGTTACAGCACCGCCATCAAATGTTCCTTTGAAAGTACCAAAATAATTTGGTGCGGTGATAGTATCTGTGGTTATTGACGATCCAGTAATTGAAGTTCTAGCACCATATGCATAAACGCTAAATGCTCCTGGATAAATATATGCTTCAGCATATGAATCATCATAAATTCCATATTGAAAAATTCCACTTGTTGGAGAAATAAATGTAGTATAGTTTGTTCCACCAACATTAACATCTTTTTGAAGTCTTGTAGAAGTAATATCCCAGCCACCAATTGAACCAGAACCCGCTGTCACGCTACCGCTAAACGAACCAGAGCCAGCAAAAGAAACATTTCCAGAACTATCTATCCTAAAATTTTTAGATACAAATTGACCACCATCAAGATCCAATCTTGTTCCCGCAGTTGAATATGTATCTGTCCCATTCCAATTAAAGTTAGTTGAATCAACAGAACCTGTTCTTATTTTTCCACCACTAATCGTAGTCGCTCCAGCATTAATTCTCCCTGCTGGATCAGATGCCCCTGTTGCAGCATTAGAAACAACAGTTGAGGCAGCGGTTGCGCCAATTGTAACGCTATTGCTAATTACACCAGTAGAAAAATTTATATAACCATTGCTATATAATACTGTTGACCCGCCAGTGATATTAGATGTGTTAATTGTCCATCCACCAATTGTTCCTGAGTTAGAAGTTATTGTTCCCGAAATCGATGCAGATGTTGCAGATAACGTACCACTCGCTGATACAGTGAAGTCTCCATTTGTGATTCTACCATTAGAAAAAACTGTTGTATTACCAAATGTTGCTGCTCCATTGCTATAGAGGATTGTAGATCCACCAGTAATATTTGATGTATTAATCGTCCAACCAGCAATATTACCAGAAGTCGCTGCAACAGTTCCTCTTACCGTAACATTGTTAAACTCAGCAGAGCCTGTATTTGATATAATCCAACCAGAATTCCCTGACGAGTAGTTATTGCTTTGAATAATATTGTTAACAAGAATAATGTTTGAAACAAGCTCATCAGCAGTTATTGTATTTGCAGAAATTTCGTTTGCAGTTATTGTGTTTGCTCTAATTATATTTCCATTAAAAGCACCTGGTTCTAATCTAATTCCTGCAGGTTCTAGTATTGATGAGTTAACAACTCTTTTAATTAATTCTTCAAATGCAATTCTATTGTTTTCTTGTTTTATTGCTCTATCTCTATTAATATCTGTTCCAACAAATGTTGGAGAAAAGTCATAAACTGAATACACATTTGTATCTATTAATGATGAATTTTGTCCACTATGTGAGTGACCACCTGATGGAAAAAATACAATTGAATTTTCTGACGCCCCAATTGAACCAGAAATTGTTTGTCTAATTCTTGCCACTACATAACCTTCCTTAATGTTACTGAATGATCCAATGAATCACCAACATTCAAACTGTGACCAACAACCCAATAATCAGTATTTGATATATCCATTGTATCAAGAGAAGTTATCTTTACGCGGTCTCCGAGCTGAATTGTTGGTAAAGCTATCGATGATATTGTCAAAATTGGTACTGGTTCTGAGAGTTTTGAAATAAAAAAATCTGCAATCTTGGTTGCATGCAAAGCATCTGTAATATATGAATTATCTATAATAATTTCTTTTAATCCATACTTTTTGACATCTGAGGCAAGACTTGAACTTTGTTTTCTTACCTGGGCTGCCTGCTCTGTTGTCACAATGGGTGTTCCAGCAATAGAAGTCAACTGGACCTCACCTGTTAGTGGGTTTGTTCCTTGTAGGAAAACAAATTCGCCAGAGCTGACTGAATTAGAAGCAACAATGATTAACTCCGCGCCATACGATGTTGGTTTAAAACTGTGAATCTCAACAAGATTGGGATCTTCATACTGTATTGCGCTAATAAATGGAAGTTGGATATTAAATGCCGGTGCCTTATCAAACTTAGCATCAAAATATTTTACTTCTCTAACTTTTGTATTTGCATTATGTGTTGTTGCTGTTGTGTTAAACTGAGATCTCTCAACACCCAAAAATGATGTTGAGTTTATTGAAGTATACTTAACTATCTCATTATCAATTTTAAGATATCCATTTTTAGAAAATGGAGGATCATCTGTTGTATTTACTATTACAGTATTTGAATTAGATGTTAAGTTTGCTGCAAGAGTAACAACTCCAAGCGTTGTGGGGTCTGGAGCATTCCAAAGCCCTTGGCGACCCTGCAGTGAGGATGCCAGACCCGACACGTTCACAGTTACTTTATTAGTAATCAATTGAACATTGTAATCACCAGAAATAATATTTGTATTACCAGACAATGACTGTTGTACTTGAGAATGCTGGGGTATAGAAGATTCAAAGAATCTATAGAAGTGATCGTATCTTGCTCTATCTAGTTCATCAATATACATTCTTCCAAAATCAGCTAATGAAACAGTATCTATAATATCTCTAACACTTGTATCATTGCCATAAAAGAAAGGGAATACAGTTAATGGTTGAATCTTTGTTGTAATATATCTATTTAATATTTGATCACCAGTTAATGCTTTATTATAAATAGTAAATTCATCAATTGTAAAAGATCTTTTTGTTGAAGACATTGTTTCACCATAAGGCGTGCTTGGATTCGTGTATTCAACATAACTAGCACCTCTACCACCTATCGTTATATCCAAATTAGCCCAAGAGTTAATATTGTGTACAGAGCCTTCAGTATCTAAATGTTGACCATTAATATAATATTTTAAACTTGATCCATCCTTGACAACAACAATATGACTAAACTCAGAAGTAGAAAGAGCAATGTCTGAAGATACGGTTTTGGTCCCGCCAGATGTTTTTAATTTAAATCCATGACCAGAAGAGTTGTTAAAGAACTCAAACCCAGCAGTTGGGTTTGAATTTGCCCAGTTGCTTATATATTCTCCATCACTACTAAATACAGTTGGTAATTTTGCATAAATTTCAATTGTCCAATCACCTGTGTATGTATTGCTAGAACTA